AATGATGCAATGAAAAACGGTTTGATGGGAACTATCGGCGGAGTTCCAGTATACCAATCATCTCTAGTTAATTCTGCAGATGGTTCAACCACAGGTGACTATGGTTGCGGAATCTTCCACAAGGATGCAATTGGAATTGCAATAATGCAAGATATCAAAATAGAAACACAGCGTGAAGCTACGTTAAGAGGTTTTGATATTGTAGGATCTGCTATCTACGGTACTGGCGAATTATACGATAGTGCTGGAGTAAGAGGTCACTTCGATTCATCTATTGAGTAGTTTTAACAACTAAGAAAGGGATAACCTTTCGCTCAAATACATTTAAAGGCCCTGTAGAAATATGGGGCCTTTTTTATTAGTGTATTACACATTATAATATTCAATAAATAATATTACAGCAAGAAGGACTTGCACATCACTTTATTAGGAGGACTTTAAGTGGCTAACTTTACAACTGATTCAGATTTAGAACAATACGAACCTGACATCAAAAATTATGGAATCCAAGATTTTTCGGATCTCCATGCATTATCAACCGCAGATATTAAAAGAGATATTGAAATAGAATGGTGGCCTAGAGCAACCTACGGACGTTATAATACTTTGGTAGGAACTACAACAAGTTTCGAAGATAGCTTATTACAAGATAGCCAATGGACAAGAGCGGCTGTATTTCATGTATTAGGCTTCTATGTTTATCCACGTCTTTCTACATTTGATCCAAATGGCGATGTATTCAGAGAAAAAATGGCTTATTATAGACAAGAATACAGAAATGAATTTGACAAAATATTAAGATTAGGAGTCAAGTACGATTTTGATAGCAGTGGGACGATTACAACATCAGAGAAAAAACCTACACACTTCAATCGTCTTGTAAGATAATAACAAGATATGAGTGCTAGAGAAAACATAGCTAAAGATATTGTTGAACAATTACAAAATATGAGTAACCCAGCACCCGCTTTGGTTACAAGAGAGTTTTTTGAATTTGACAAATTAGCAATTACACAATTTCCTGCTATTTTAGTTGTTAGTGGCAAAGAAGAAAGAGAAGATATTAGTTTAGCTGAAAGACAAGGTACATTAGAAGTTGAACTACGTTGTTTTGTTAGGGGCACACAATTAGATACAATTCGTAATAATGTAATCGAGAGAGTGGAAGAACAACTTGAGGACGAAGGCAGAGATCGTAATATAACAGTAGATAATACAGTTACACATTACGTAAATTCAAATATAACAAATATAGAAGTAATTGAAAGAGTTGCTCCAATTGGGCAAGTTAATTTAACACTTACAGTTACGTATGTATATAAAAGAGGTAATGCATAATGGCGATACAAATGTATGATAAACAAGGGAATTCTAAAATAGTTGAGAACCCACAAGTTCAAGACCATTTAAGATCAGGCTGGAAATTTAAAAAACCTGTTGTGACTGAAAAGCCACAGAAAGAAATCCAAACTAAACCACATTGGCGACAGAGACGGAGAATTAAAATACTCAAAGCTGAAGCTGATGTAATTAATAACAATAAAGAGGAGAAATAAAATGGCAACAAATACAGCCGTTTATTCGGGACATAGTGGCGTCGCTAAATTCGACGTTGGTGGATCTGTAACATTGGTAGCTTCAATTACTGCATTTGGTATTAGTAATACTGGCGATGCTTATGAAACTACTGTTTTAGGGAGTTCCGCAAGAACTTACCTACCAGGGTTAACAAGTGCTACTGGAACTTTAAGCCTACTTTGGAGAGATGATGATTCGGCACAATTAGCATTATATTCTGGACCAGGGTCAGCGGCGGCAACATTAGAACTATACCCATCAGGACAAGGTACTGGTATTAAATTATCAGGAGAAGTTATTGTAACATCACATTCTATAGATACAGGATTGGATGGAGCAGTTACTTCAGAAGTGGCAGTGCAGTTCACAGGTGCAATAACAAAAGCTGACCTGTAAGGAGATAACATCAAATGAAGGTTAGCTTTAATGCAAGAGCACTTATTAAAAAAGTAGATGACAATGTTAATAAAACAGTGGGATCTATTAGTGCGGCCTTGCTTAATGCGGTCAGACAAATATCACCTGTACGTTCAGGCCTGTTTCAAAGAAGTTGGAGAATAACTGGAAGTAAGAAAAGATATAAAATATCTAATCGACAACCATACGGCCATGCTTTAGAACACGGTAGAAGTAGTCAAGCACCTGGGGGTGTAGTCGGACCAAGTATAAGGACAACAATAAAATAAGGAGATATGAATGAGTATAACAGATAAGATAGCAAAACACTATCAATCATCAATAGGCGGGGGTTTAGAAAAACTTCACGTGGAAGAGTTGGACACTGACATTTATTTCAGAACAACTTATCCATTAACAATTGAAAGCAAAATAATTTCTTTGCAATCACAGGGACTTACAATTGAAGCCTTAGTAGAGAGTATTATTCAAAAAGCAAGAGATAAAGATAATAAACCTTTATTTCAAGATGCTGATAGAATTAAATTGATGAATGAAGCCGATCCAACTTTAATAGTTAAGATCGCGGGTGCTATTAATAATGCTAAACTGACTGCAACACAGGTAGATTTAGCAAAAAAATAGAATCCAGTGCGGAGTTAAGGTTTGTAATGATGCTGGCAGACAGATTGCATAAGTCTGTCGAGGAAATATTGCAAATGACGACACTGGAAATTGAATTGTGGGCTGGCTATATGTTGTATGAGCATAATGCAAGTAAAAAAACTATGGGACAACAACAAATAACACAACCACAACGGCCTAGGAGGAAACATAGATAATGGCTGATGCCAAACAACGATTATTAATTGACGTACAAACTAAAAACGAAAAAGCACTTGGAAGACTTAATAATAGTGTTAATAAACTTAGTAAAAGTACTTTTAGTTTAGGTTCAGCGGCCAAACTTGCAATGGGAGCCATGGCGGCTGTTGGTGCAGTTAAAATTATTAAATCTTTTATTAAAGTAGGTCACGAAGTTGAATCATTAAATTTAAGATTCAAATATTTGTTTGGTAGTGCTGAAGAAGGTTCTAAAGCATTTCAAGAATTAAACAAATATGCGGCGACAGTTCCATTCTCTCTAGATCAAATTGCGGCAGGGTCGGGTAACCTGGCTACCGTAGCTGGTGATGCTAAAGGGTTAGCAGAAATAATGGAGATTACTGGTAACGTAGCGGCTATATCAGGATTAGACTTTAAGACTGCCGCTGAGCAAATACAACGTACCTTCTCTGCGGGAATAAATGCGGCTGATTTATTCAGGGATAAAGGTGTTAAAGCGATGTTGGGCTTTAAGGACGGTGTAAAATATTCAATTGAAGAATCACAAGAAGTATTTAGAGTAGCATTTGGTAAGGGTGGAAGATTTGCTAATGCATCGGCTGACTTTGCTAAAACATTGGCTGGACAGTTATCAATGATTGGTGACTCATATAGAAAGTTTCAAGAAGCAGTTTCTGGAGCATTTTTTGATGAACTTGTAGGACAAACCAGTGAATTAGGAGCCGAATTAAAGAAAAATGAAGAAAAAATAAAAGAGTTAGGCAAAGCACTTGGTGAAGGTATTGCAAAAGGAATACGAGGTTTAAGAGAATTAATTCCACTACTTCAAATGATAGGTGGTATGTTAAAAACAATGTGGGATGGATATATGGCTTTACCACCTGTTATTAGGGAAATGGGTTTTATCGGTGCTTTCATAATTGGAAAAAAAGGAATGGTGGCTTTTGCCGCTATTACTACTTTACTTGGCCAAATCAAACAATTTGTAAATGATGCAAAAATCAAAGCAGGAATAATCGATCTTGGGGATAGAGCACAGGTTGAAGACAGACTAAAAGAAGTTAATAAACAATTAGCCCAAGGATCCATACTATTTGAGCGCCAACGAGTTTTGAATAATGGTGTTGTCTTAACTACGAAAGACCTGGTTCCTTTACACAAAGATGTAGTAAGGCTATTAAAAGAAGAAAAAAGGCTATATGAAGGGATATTAAACTTCAACGAAGAAGATTGGGTATTCATGGATAAAAAAATGAAGGCTCAACAAGCGAGTTATGAAGCCGCTGGGAAAGAAAGATTAGCCAAAGCCTTGGCTGATGCAAAATGGAAAAGGGATGTAAAGAATAATGAAAAATCTAAAAAGGCTAGTCTTATACACCAAGAGTTATTAAACCAGTCTACAAATGAAACTGTTAAAATTAATGAAGAACTTGGTCACAAATATGC